AGTGCCAATCCTATCCCTCAAGCCAACAGCGACTTGGATTGGTGAAGCTACTCCTTCCGACAAGAAGAAAGTACAATCAAATACCAATGTATCTTTCAGTTACTACGGCCTGGAGTGCAAAGTATCTACATCGTTGTTGGCCGATACTGTAACCCTTACCGGTTTCGAAAGTGTCATCACGGATTTGATTGTTGAAGCTATGGTTATCGCTATTGATACTGCAGTAATTAATGGTAATGGTACTGGCAAGTGCCTTGGTATTACTGCTGATACTCGCGTGCCTGCTGCTCAAATCGTAACTGTTTCAGCGGCCGATTTTGTTGACTGGAGTGCATGGAAAAAGAAAGTATTTGCTAAAATGCCGCTTGCTTATAAAGCTGGGGCATCTTTCTTTATGGCTTCTGGCACATTCGAGGGCTATATTGATGGTATGGTGGACGCTAACGGTCAACCTATTGGCCGTGTCAATTACGGCATTACCGATGGTCCTCAAGAACGTTTTGGTGGCAAGGAAGTTATTCAGGTTGAAGATGATATTGTTGCTAACTATGACGATGCTGCTGCTGGTGATGTGGTTGCGATTTATTGTAACCTCAAAAACTATGCGATTAACTCTAACATGCAAATGACTATGTTCCGGTATTTTGATCATGACACTAATGAATGGGTAGACAAGGCCATTCTCATTATGGATGGAAAACTTCTTGATCCGAACGGCGTTGTTATTGTTAAGAAGGGTTAAATGTGAAGAAAGAGGCTGGTGTAGTTGCTGGCCTCTAATTTATTTTTCAAGGAGTGATTTAAAACATGAATAGAGGATATAACCCAAGGAACGGCAGGCTTAAAACAGATGCAAGTATAGATGTTAGCCGCGCCTTTCTTGCTCACTTTCAGGTTGCCGCTGCTGATGCCGTAGTGGCCAGCACAACTGGCGTACATGCCGCCGTAACTGATACTGGCGAATCTCAAGAAATTACAACTGGCATTACTAGTCCGGCTATACCACGAAACATTACGGTTACGGCTGGTGGTACAGCAACGGACATAAAAGCCATTCAAGTGATCGTTGCTGGCACGAACTACGCTGATGAAGCAATTACTGAAACACTGCCGGCATTTACTGTTGATACCGCCGGTACAGTTACTGGTAGTAAGGCGTTTAAAACTGTGACCAGTATTACTATCCCTGCCCATGACGGTACAGGCGCAACTACGGCCATAGGTTTTGGTGCTAAGCTTGGTTTGCCATACAAATTAACACACAATACAGTGTTGGCGGCTTACTTAGACAATGCAAAAGAGGCTACTGCACCGACTGTAACTGTTAGTTCGACGGCTATTGAGAGTAACACTATGACATTAAATACTGCCCTGAGCGGCAAGGTTGTTGATACGTATATAATGGTTTAATTATGGGCGGCGGATAATACCCGTCGCCATTATTTTTAGGCGGTGATGATGTGGCAATTTTAACTGATTTAGAAGCCGCTGGATTATTGAATTATGAATATGCCGATGATATGCCAAGTAAAGTAGCAAGTATTTTTCTACCGGCTGTCGATGAGTTTATTAAAACGGCAACCGGCAAGGACTGGGGTGCGCTGACTGAAACATATATCGCGGTTGATTCGGTCGCGAAGATGCTTGCGGGGATAGTATTGGTTAGGTGGTTCGAAGGTACCGAAGAAATCGGCAAGGCAAGCGGCATTGGCGTGATGGGGTTGATTGGGCAGTTAAGCGCTAAGTACCAGCAGGAGAAACAGGTATGAGTGTAGCGAAAAAGGATAAAAAACTAGTATTGCAAGAGCCAGTTAGGACATCAGACGGAGCGGGTGGCTATAAAACCGAATATATTACTCGCGCCACCGTCTGGGCAGAGGCTTGGAAGCCTAAAACAGTAACCGCTCAAGCTACTGGCACGATGCTTAGTGAGTTAACACGAAATCATGTTATCTGGCGACGATCCGATGCGCGCAAAGGTTGGAGGGCATTGTATGGGACTCATACGTATAGTGTTGAGCACGCGTATGATTATGAGAAGAATGAAACTATGCTGGTCTGTAAGGAAGTGGTCAAGTAATGGGCCGTGGTTTTCACATTAACATATCCACTCCTGAACTCAAAACTGTGCTTAAAAATTTTAAGGCTTATGACAGTGGAACTCAGGACAAAATTCGCGGCGTTGTCAGATCGTCAACTCAGAGAGTGTTGCAGGGAACCATCAGGCGCATGTCAAAACGCACCGGCAAGATGGTGTCAAAAACGACAATGGAGTTTGATGCTGAGAAATGCACCGGTATTGTTAGGGTAAAATCATCTAAAGCTCACTTGGTCGAGTTTGGACACGCTGGCCCTACGCCTGAGAGCAAAAGAACACCCGAACACCCGTCTATTCGACCTAGTTATGAAGAAGTTAAACCAAGTATTGTTAGTGGCCTCGAAAGTGCGGTGAAACCATGATAAAACGTATACCGCTAGTTGCTTCACAGACTGCACTGGTAAGTACGTTAACGGCTTATTTAACAACGTCGGTTTATAACAAAGTACCGTCAGACGCAGTAACGCCATATATTAAAGTGGGTGCTTTCACCTGTAAGCCGGACGGTAGTAAGGATATCGATATTTCGGATATTACTTCTCAAATTCATGTTTTTTCAGATTATGACGGAGAATTAGAAGTTAATGGAATAGCCGATGACATAATAAAAGTTATTGGCGCTGTTAAGCTTGATTTATCAGTGAATGATTTTAAAGTAATGAGCCAGGGATATGATATGTTCGAATCGTTTGAGGACGACGAATATGGTTATCATGGGATCGTGACGTTTGTTGCTAGGGTGCAGAACCTAAAAATGTGATTTTATACAAATGTAAAATAAATTTTTAGCCGAGAACCTGAACGAAGGTTCTATTTTTATTGCTTAAATACAAAATTTAGGAGCGTGAGAAAATGAGTGTAAAATTATCTTTGCCAACTAACCCTATGTCGGCAGAAGCAACAGTAGGTAAAGACTACTTACTATATGTGTCTGGCATTATCGGGTCAGCAACGACTGAAACATGGAATATTATTGGTGGTCAGATGGGCGCGTCTGTCGATGAATCTACGGATGAGATTGATGTAACAAACAAGACAAGCGGCGGTTATAAAGCCACCTTGCCGGGATTGACTTCATGGAGTATTGATTTTGATTCTGTTGCACTTTTACCTGGTAGCGATAATGGTATTGAGATATTGCGGAGAGCAAAGGCCCAAAACAAACAAGTAAAAATAAAAATGCTTTATCCTGATGGCAGTTTTCGCGTTGGTTGGGCAACAAGCACAACTTATACAGTTGATACTCCGCATGATAAGGACGCTACATTAAAGGGAAAATTAAATGGCTATGGTCCGCTCTCGGATTATTCAGTAACTGTTGATACGACAGCAGCAACAGACCAGACATTCTATTTTAATAGCAAGTCTACGGCAACCGCTGTAACACAAGGTTCGACAACTGTTGATGCTGCGAATTATATTGCGGCGGTAAAAGGGCAAATTGCTTTACTTGGTACCTACTTGGCTACGCTTGAAGATGGAGAATATTTATTCTATGTGAGCCTGTCCACTGGTGGTTATTCACTAGTGGCAGTAACGATTGAAACTAGTACCACAATTACACCAACATCTGCTACGGTTAGTAAGGCGTCTGCCACTGACACGGTATTTACGATTGTACCGAGTTCTGAAACTGTTAGTAGCGTAAAGAACGGAAGTACAACGTTAGAATCTGGAACTGATTACAGTTATTCAGCCGGTACACTAACAATCGAGAGCACGTACCTTGCTGCTTTGTCAGTAGGTACTACGACATTAACTATCGCAACTGGCTCCGGAACAACCCTGACAATTACATTTACGATTACGGCATAATAAAGGCGGCTTAATTGCCGCCTAATTTAGGTTGGAGGAATACCGATGAAAAACACAGTACCGTTTGATCTATTTGGTGAATCTAAAGAACTTTGTTTTACTAACAAAAAAATTCGTGCACTGGAACGTGCCCTAGGAAAGCCTATCCAGCTAATTTATAGCAATATGATTGTCGGTGTTGATTTTTGTTTCGCTGCCTATCCTATATTGCTGGAAATAACAGAAGATGAGTTTGATAAAAAGCTGGAAAAATATCTTGAGGATGGTATTGGTTCGATTGATAAATTAGCGACACCGGCGCTAAATGCGCTTTCGATTACGGGTGTGGTGGGTAAACCATTAGCCGATTCCGTTAGAAATATGTATTATCCTACTGAAAAAGCGCAGGATGAGGAAAAAAACGGAGAAGCGACGGTGAATTAGTAACCGTCGCTTCCTTTTATGAGTGGCTATGCTGGGCTGAACCAATTGCTTACGGTCCTTTAGAATTAAAGCCGTGGGAATTCGAGGAAATGCAGCCACATGAGTTTTTAGAATTGTTGGATGGATACGAATGGCGTAAGCGTGAGCGAGAGAATATCCAAGCTTATTTTACGCATTGGATTGTCAATGCGGTTGGTGGAAAAGTTAGTCCGATTGACATATTGAAGCCGCTAAGGGAGAATCCCGAAAAGAAAAAACGGACGACGGCGGATGAATTGAAAGAAAAGTTTAAAGAGGTACTGGATGCGAAAAAGTGATGTGAGGTAATAAAACGGTTAAATATTTAACGAAAGGAGGTAAACAAAATTAGCACAATCGCTGAATTACTTGTAAAAATTGGTGCGGATAATTCCGGGCTAAAAAAATCTTTAACTGAAAGCCAGTCCAGTATTCAGTCCGCTTTTTCCGCTAACCCGATCAATGCTTTTACTGATTCGCTTAGTGGAGTTACTGGCGGTCTGTCCGGCATAATCGGCAAAATGTCCGGCCTGGTTGCCCTTAGTGCTGGTGGTTTTGGATTGGGGGCAATCGTCGAAGGTGCCGTAAACGCTGGCGAGTCAGTTTATCAACTCAGTACGAAATTTGGTATTACTGCCAAAGAAGCGTCGGAATTAAATCGAATTTTAAAATTAACTGGCAGTGACACTGGAACTTTTGCAACTGCCATGCTGCGACTAGACAAGTCGTACAGCACGGCAGGGGAGGCTGGTGATAAATGTCGCGCTGTTCTGGATGCCACTGGCGTTTCACTTACCGATAGCAATGGTAAGCTATTACCGCTCAACCAGCAATTGCAGAATTTAAGTAAAGGCTATAATTTGGCGACTGCAAGTGGTCAGCAAGAAGAATTCATAATGAATACTCTTGGTGCCAGGGGTATGGCACTAGTCGGCACTCTGAAAAACCTTGCTGAAGCCAAAGAAGATGCGGCAAAGGTCACGGGCGCAGGGCTTGACCCGCAAAAAATGCACGACTTAAAGCGGGAATTGGATGTTATATCATTACAATCTACGCAAGTAGGACTAGCATTTACCGGAGCCTTGGCACCAGTTGCAACCGAATTATTTCCACCCATAATGAGTGGATTGAAAAGTACTGCTGAATTTTTAGTTGCTAATAAAACCGGAGTTATTGAGTTAACCAAAGATACATTGGAATTAGCTGCAGCATATAAAGGAATACAGTTGTTGTCCGGCGCAGGAAGCGCAATTACGGCGTTTTTTACTAAAGCTGCGGCAGACGCTGCAGCAAGTACTGCAACTCAAATAGCATCGACTGAAGAATTAACGGTATGGCAAGAAAAGGCTATAAAAAGGCGTATAGCGGCAAGTGATGCTGCGTGCCTAAAAGAAGCCGCAAATACTGAGAAAACGACTCTAGCATTAGGGTTAAGCGCAGAAGAATCAGCGGCAGTTATTACAGCTAAATATTCTGAAATAGCAATTAAAGCCGCAACTACCGCAGAAGAAATCCGAACAACCATGACGGCTGCGTTTTTATCTCAAAGTGCATCAGCTGCAGAAGCAGCGATAACCACTAATACAGCAATTGCCAGTACTGGCATAACGGCAATAGAAGCCGCTACTGTAAAAACCACGGCAACGACCGAATCTGCGGCGTTGTGTACGGTAGCTACAGCGGAATCGGCAACAGCGCAAATAGTGTCATTAGAAGAAGTAGGGGCGGCAGCAACATTGTCTGCCGAAAAGTCAGTAGCAGCTAACGCAATGGCGGCGGAGTCAGCAGGTGCGGTAGTACTCGCCAACGAGGGGGTAGCAACCTCTCACGTTGTTGCGGGCAATGCAGCAATTTTAGCCGGTGAAAAAACAGTAGGTGCAATGGCGATTGGAAGTTCTGCTGTGGGCGGCATGTTATCATCAGTTTGGGCATTAATTGGCGGCTGGTATGGCGTGGCGGCGGCTATCGGGTATTCCATATACAAGCTTCAGCAATGGCATGATGAAAAAAATAAAGATTCAGTCGTTACTGGCTATGATGAATGGGGAAGACCGATATATGGAAATAAAATAGCTAGTTCAGGCGATTACAAGCGTAGCGAAGATAGTAATACCATGGCACATGTTGAAACGTTTGAACTTGGGAAGCAATCTCAAGTAGATTTATCCGGCATTGCTGGGATGGGTGGTACGGGCAGCAAAGAGAAAAAGACCGGTAAATCTGACGAAGAAAAAGAACTCGAAAAACTTCAAAAAGAAGCCCAAAAAACCAATGACAAAATATTAAAAGACTACCAGGATTTATTTTACAGTAAAACCCAAATTGCCGAGGCTGGATATGCCAAAGAGCGTGCTGAGTTAGAAAAAACCAAAGACGTTAATACGGCTTACGACGATATTAAGGATGATCAGGGCAACGTTATTCAACTTGGATCCCGAAGCCAGCTAGAAGCAAATTTAACAGCCAAGAAACGTGTTGCCGCCGAGCAACAGCTCGCAATTGAGCAAGGATATACAGATACCGCTATCGCTCTAGCACAAAAGCTTTTCGACATAAAGGCCGAAGCAATTGGCGGCTCTGTCGAAGCGCAGAACAAACAAAACGAAGCGGATCAAGCGTCAATAAAAGCTATTACTGATCAAATAACAAAAATTCGTGCCGAGATTAATGAAACTACTAACCTGCAGGATCGATTAAATAAAATTGCAGCCTATAAGAGTTCTGGAATAATAACGGGCGATACATCGAGTGACTATGTCTCAAAAGAGAATACCCAACCAACCGAGGATACAGCAGTAGCGACTCAGAAAATTATCAATCAACAAAAAGACAATGACAATGTTTATAACATTTGGAAAGCAAATTTAGATAAACAATACAATGCCGGCCACATCCAAGAATACCAGCAGATGCTTAATGATAAGCAGAATCTAGACAATAATTATTTAGATGGACAGAAAGCTTATATGTCTGAACTTGAAAACTTATGGAAGCAGACAAATACCACCCTGGCCGAAAAAGCAGGAAAGCTGTTATCTGATATTAATTCAGGGTTAACAAGTTCATTAACAAATTTCATAAGCGGCACAGAATCAGGCAAAGATGCTTTTAGTTCGTTTGCAAGCTCCGTAATAAATAGCATAATTCAAATGGAAGCCCAGGCGACCGCGGCTACTATTACGTCAAGTATAAGCAAGCTGTTTAATGTTGGTACTAAGGATAAGGATAAAACGAACACCTCTAGTGATACTAACAGCACATCCTCAAACAGTCTACTGACTACCGGAATTACTCTGGTTAGTGCGCTATTTAAAGCCGGTGGCGGTGCTGTCTATGGGGCGGGTACTGGCACAAGTGATTCAATACCGGCTATGCTGAGCCACGGTGAATACGTGTTAACTGCAAACACCACTAAGGCAATTGGTGTGGGTAATTTGGATAAAATTAATAAAGGTTATGCAACTGGCGGTCTTGTTACTGGTACGTCGTTAGCTGATTTAAGTAACAATTATAGCAATTCATCCAGTCAAGGAATATCAAAAGGAAAGTCTCGTGCTACTGGCGCCCAAAACCATGTAACAATGAATATTTACGCTCAAGACGTGCGGGGAGCCAAGCAGTCGCAAAGTCAAATGATAGGTGAGGCCTATAATGCGATGAACCGGGGGAGGCGAAACGCATGAAAATAGGTTTACCCGACAACCCCCATGAATCAAACGCAACGGCTGGTAGATATTATCTGCTCTACGTGGACGATGGAACCATAACCGATCCTGACTGGAAACTAATTGGCGGACAGCACAGTTCGACCCTGAACAGAAAAGCTAACAGTGTAGATGTTAGCAATAAAATGAGTGGTTCATGGAAAGTTAAAAAGGCAGGACGAAAAGAATGGAGCATCGATCTCGCTAGTTTAGCATTGTTGCAAAATAAAGGGTTAAACGCATTAGATCGAGCATTTATGGATGGTCGTCCAGTGAGATTAAAAATTCAGTATCCTGATTTAACATATCGCCTTGGACAGGCAATCATTACAGATTTAAAGCTGGACAACCCTTACAATGATGCTGCTAAAGTAACAGGTACCTTGGAAGGCAGCGGAACTTTATCTGGTTTAAAATTAGATTATACTATTTCGCCCACAAGTATGATTATTAGTATCGCTTCAGCTACTGACCAGAACTTTGGAATTGAACCGTCAATGGCAACTGTTACGTCGGTTAAAAATGGGAGCGCCGTATTGGCGGTAACGAGCGATTATGCCTATTCTTCAGGGGTGTTAACCATTAAAGGAACTTATTTCGCGTCGTTGTCTACGGGAATAATTGCGTTGGCCATTACTCTTAATGACGGTACAACCCTGGTTGCCACAATAAAGCTAGAGGTGTAAACAATGAGCACTAGTTTTCATGAGGTAAGATTTCCGGTTGACTTATCTTACGGATCTTCCGGTGGTCCGGTCTTTGATGTTGATATCATTGAAACAAAATCGCATTTAGAGCAGCGTAATCTTGGCTCAGCTTATCCGCAAGCTACCTACACTACGCCATACAATTTGCGTGAATACGATGAATATCAAACAATATTAAATTTTTATTATGGCAGGCGTGGAAAAACATATGGATTTCGATATAAGGATTGGCGAGACTATTTAGCTGTTAACCAGTCAATTGGTAGCTATGATGGCACGACAAGCGAATTTCAGCTTATAAAAATATATGGCGACTCGGCAAATATTTTTACACGAACAATTTATAAGCCTGTTGACGGCACGATCTGTATTTACGTGGATGGTGTTTTTTTTGCGGATTGGACATGCGACTATACGACCGGAATAGTTACTGTTACCGGGTTGACCGGGACAACGACAAAACCAAACGTTATTACCGCTGATTTTGAATTTGATGTTCCGGTTAGGTTTAACAATGATTTCCCCACAGTGGCTGCGGATGATGAAGACAATTTAATCTCTGTAAATACGATTACATTTAAGGAGCTGGTCGGGGAATGAGTTACGATTATTTAACCACTACTGTAACTACGTTAGCTACTTGCTGGAAACTTACCCGTAAGGACGGTACCGTGATGGGTTTTACCGACTACGCTAAGTCGCTTACGATTGACGGCGTGACATACGAGGCTAAAACCGGATATGCAGCAACGTCAATCGCTTCCTCGAATGGGCTTTCGGTGGATAATCTTGATGTTTCAGGTGCTTTGTCCAGTGACGCCATAACTGAGGCGGATATTACCGCTGGTAAATATGATTTTGCTTCCGTTAAGATATTTCAGGTAAACTACATGGATTTAACTGCTACCCCTAATATTCTACGAGTCGGGTTTTTAGGCAATATATCTCGCGGTGATAATGCATTTACTGCCGAAATGCGCGGACTTTCTCAGTTAGCACAGCGGAATATTGGGGAGTTATATTCGGACACTTGCCGGGCTACCCTGGGAGATACTCGGTGTGGAGTTGATTTAACAGCTTATACCCATTCTGCCACGGTGATTGAAGTCGGTGACAGCACTTTTACGATCTCGATCAGTGCTAACAAAACAGCCGGATATTTCAAGAAAGGGCTTTTGACTTTTATGAGTGGCAACAACGATGGCGTGAGTATGGAGATACAAACGCATACCAAAAGCGGTACATACGATGTTATCACGCCGTTTTTACCGTTAACGGGAGCAATAGCCGTGGGTGATACATTAACGGTTATTGCAGGTTGTACTGGCAAATTGTCAGTGTGTCTGGGCACATTTAGTAACTATTTAAATCTCAGGGGTGAGCCGAATATTCCAGGTACTGACTCAATCTACTCTTATCCGTCGTAAGGATGTGACATTAATTGAAACGATCTGAAATTATTGATTCAGCTCGCACATGGATTGATACGAAATGGCAGCACCAATCATGTCTTAAAGGCGTTGCTTGTGATTGCGTTGGGTTAGTTCGTGGGGTTGGTGCTGATTTTAATATTAATGTTGATATTAGCGATTTAATTTATTCCCAGCAACCACATCACAAAGAAGAAAAACTCTATAAAAAAATGCAAAAATATCTTAATGAAATATCTATCGCCGAGGCTAAGCCGGGCGATGTTTTATTGTTTGGGTGGAATAGCTTTCCAGCATATCATGTTGGTTTTTTATCGTATGATAATTTTATTATTCATACCTGGCTTGATGTGGGTAAGGTAGTAGAGAGCCGTCTAGATGAAACATGGAAGGCAAATATACGCTATGCCTTCCGCTTACCTGGAGTTGAGGACTAATGGCTACACTTTTACTTGGAAATATTATTAAACATGCAAATCCATTTTGGGGGGTTGTTTTAAGTCTTGTTGCTAGTACTGCTGATCAATACCTTTTTGGTAAACAACAATCAGTTAGCCGTATGGATAGCACACAAGTTAACGACAGTAGTTATGGCAATATGATCCCCATTGTTTTTGGGATGGTTCGAACATCAGGCAATATTATTTTCGCAACGTCGTTTAAGTCTCATAAACAATCGTCGTCAAGCGGCAAGGGTGGCGGCAGCGGGACCACGACATACACTTATTCAATTAGCCTAGGCGTGGCTATTTGTAAGGGTCCGATTGTTAAAGTTCGTCGTTTGTGGATGTCGGGAACGCAGTATATCTTAACCTCTGTGAGTGGCACAACTTATACGTTTACGAAAGTTAATGATACAGATACAACGGTATCTTGTCGTATTTATCTGGGAACTGAAGATCAAGAGCCTGATAGTTACATGGAAACAAAAAACGGTGGCGCAGGTACCACGCCTGGTTATCGGGGATTGGCTTATGCGGTTTTTCAAGACCTTTACCTTACTGATTTTGGTAATGGTGTTCCTCAAATTCAGTTTGAAGTCGTATCTGAGAAAATGGTTGATTCTGCTAATTACAGTGGACAGACCGTTTCGGGAAAAACCTTCACAGATGAGGATTTAAGTTTTTCGTTTTGGGAAAATGCAACAATTAAATATTGTACTTTCACTAATTGTCGGTTAGACGGATCTAATTGGAGTAACTCAACTATAAAAGGTTGTACTTTTCCTGGTTGCTCTATAAGGGAATCAACGTGGGCCAGCGCAACTATAGACGATTGTAATTTTGATGGTGCAGATGCCAGGGGATCAAGTTGGACTAGTGCAGAAATAACAGATTCATCTTTTGATTCAGCGGACGTAAGAGGATGCGGAACGATGAATGTCGGTAATTGCACGTTTATTAGTGCTCTAGTAAACAATACATCGTTTCAATTAATATCTGCCTGCACATTCACAAGCGCCGATTATGATACTACTGACCCAGGATATTTGAGTTATTACCCGTCATGTTTATTAAGTAAAATCATTTCAACGCTTGCTGGTTATGCTGAAATAACCGATGATATGTTGGTTATGACAGGTATATCAAATTCGGTTAGCGGGTACATCATTACATCGCAGGCTACATTCCGTAGCATGATTGAAACATTTATGCAGGCGTATGCTTTTGATGCTTATGAAGCTGACGGAGTTTTAAACTGTACGGCTCAAACGTCTCAAACAACAATCGTTATCCCAGAATCTGATTTAGGTGCGAAAGCCCCTGACGGTGAAACAGTGGATAAACTAAAAATCGTGGACACTGATACTTATGAGTTGCCGCCGCAAATTAATGTTACTTATTATAATTACGCTGGAGATTACCGGCAAGGGACGGTACGTTCCCGGCGTATGTACTACACGGAAGCGTTGGGAGAAGAAACAATAAACCTGCCAATAGTTATGACAGAAGCTGAAGCGCAGACGATGGCAGATAATCTATTAATAAGAGCATGGACAAACAAGACAACATACACTGCACAGGTGGGCAATAAATGGGCTATGCTTAGACCGGCAAATATATTACAAACAACCGTTAACGGAATTAAGCGAGTATGGCAAATCACAAAAATTGACTATGATGGAGGGATAGTTAAATTAGAAGGAAAGGGTTTTAAAACACCTAGTATTTTGTCGCACGAAATAGTTGATCCTACGGTAAATATGATTACTCCTGGCGCAATTTCATTTTATTTGCTGGATATTCCTCTATTAACTAGTACCGACGGACCCGGGTTTTACGGTGCCGCTACGGCTCCCAGCAATTACAAAAGCGTAATGCTCTACAAGGCGACAACTGGTGACGCTACGACATTTAAATATCTGGACGAATTCGATGCACAAGCAACAGCAGGAACCGCCGATACGGTTCTGGCTGATGGGCCAGTGCATTTTTTTGATAATATAAATACGGTTGACGTGACGTTAGTGTATGGCACATTGGAGAGTGTGCTGGAAATTGATGCATTAAATTGGAACAATGTTGCTCTTCTTGGCGATGAAATAATTCAGTTTAAAACGGCAATACTGATTGCGGAAAATCAATACCGATTATCCGGACTATTGCGAGGACGCAGAGGAACTGAATGGGCTACCGGGGCGCATGTTACTGGTGAAGAATTTGTTTTACTAAGCAGTGACGCAATTCAGGAAGAAACATTGAATTTAAGCGACATTGGCAGAGAAATTACCTATAAATATGGTTATGCCAATACCGATGGTACGGAAGAACAATTTACGGCCACCGGAAAAGGATATAAACCGTATTCCGTTTGTCATGTTGCCAGTAGTCGTGATAGTTCGGGGAATTTAACGATTACTTGGATTCGCAGAACGCGAATTGGTGGCGAATGGCAGGACAATATTGATGCATTGCTTAGTGAAACCACGGAAGCTTATGAAATAGATATTATGTCTGGTACAACGGTAAAACGGACGTTAACAGCTAGCACTGGTAGTGTTGATTACACAGCAGCACAGCAAGTAACTGACTTTGGAAGTATGCAGTCATCAGTAATGGTTAATATTTATCAAATATCAGATAAAGTTGGGCGGGGATATGTAAAGGAGGTGATTTTATGAGCGATATAACACCACGGCTTAGTTTACCCTATATGAGTTCTAGTCAATCGCAAAAAGAAGTAACACACAATGAAGGATTAAATAATTTAGATGCGTTGCTACAGGTTGCTATTGAATCCATGGCATTAACAAGCCCGCCAACAGGCGTGGAAGGTAATTTATATATTATAGCTACCGGAGCAACCGGGACATGGGTCAGCAAAGATAACTATTTAGTTCAGTATATTGGTAGTGCATGGGCATATTACACTCCGTTTGAGGGTATGCGGGTTTGGGACAAAAATACATCAATGGCGATGGTTTACAAAAATAGCGCATGGGAAGCCGAGATTACTGCAAATAGTAAAATCGGCTTTTTTAGTACAACGCCAGTAGCGAAAACTACGGTAACGTTGGCAAATGCTGATGGAGATATTGGTGGGTTAATAATTAGTGAAGCATACTCACAAACAGAAGTACAGGCATTAAGAGATAAAACCGAAATTTTGGCCGATGATGTAAGAGCATTAAAAGCAGCATTAGCCAGCTATGGATTGGTTTAAGGGGGTCTTGTGTATGGCAATTCAGGTTGATATAGAAGCTTATCAAGGAGATGATTTCTATTCTGATCCGGTTCAATTTTTACGAGGGTCAGAGCCTCTTGATTTAACAAACCAGGTAGGTAAATGTCAGGTTAAAGATGCTAACAACAATGATCTTATTACAGTATTAACTGTTGTTATTGATGATGCAACAAATGGAAGATATCATCTGGAAGCTACAGCAGCAATAATGGCATTGTTTCCCACAACAGGCAATGATTTAGTTTCATTTCTTTATGATGTACAGTGGACGGGTTCTGGAAATTATACGCAAACAACAACATACGGGACTTTATATATTAGACCAGGGGTGACGGCATAATGGCAGATACAGTTGTAATTGATAAAGGTTCAAATATTTCTATTGGTCAGTGCCAAGCGGCAGCAAACGCCGCTTCAGGTTATGCAACTGCAGCAAAAACATCTGAAACTAATGCAGCTGCTTCTCTAGCACAAATGGAACAAGATGTAGCTACTGGTACTGCAACAATAATCGCTGAAGCAATAGCTAGTATAACGGCAGATAAAAACACTGCTACCCAAGCGGCTACTAGTGCTAGTACTAGCGAGACAAATGCATCTACATCAGAAGCTAATGCCAAAATTAGTGAGACAAATGCAGCTAATTCTGCCACTAGTGCTTCGAATAGTGCTACTTCGGCTGCTGCTAGTGCAGCTCTTGCTTTTGGAACAGAAGCAGAAGCTTGGAGCGCAACAACTACCTACAACTACCCTACAGTAGTTGCCTATACTGATGGCTATACATACCGTTGCATTGGGACAAGTGTAATAGGCGATATACCTTCAGAAAGTGCGAACTGGGTAAAGGCCGCATGGGTAGCGAATGACTTTTTTGATATTGATACAGATGGGGGGCTAATGCCAGCACTAAGCCCAACATATTCAGCAGATTTTGAACTAGATGGCAACGGCGATATTACGCCAAAATTATAAGGGGGTTTTTGTATGACTACAAGAAATATTGTTCCGAGAGCAACAAGCGAAGGAAGCTTAGGGACTTATAGCAAGTTTTGGAACAAATCATATGTTAACGACATTATTGCCAAAGGTCCACAGGTTGACTTAAGAGCCTACGGTGCAGCAGGCGATAACAGCACGGATGATACTACGGCAGTAGCAAGCGCTGTAACCGCTGCTGATGGTGCCAAGATTGTTGGCAAAAAAGGGAAATACAAAATAACCTCCATATCTGATAGTATGGGGGCTGATTTTGATGATAAACTGCAAATAATGTTGAATAGTGTTCTATATAATTCTTACGCCAACAGGGCTGCTATTTTTGGTACAGAATACCTTTATTATTTTCATAATAAGGTAAGACAAAAAACAGCCGTTACTATTACTTTTTCTGGTGATAGTACAACACTAGGGACTGGTATTGCTGATACCTCATATGTACTTCCTACTATGATTGCAAACATGGCGACTGCTGATTCTATATATGGGGTTACTACTATTAATGATGGACAATCTGGCGAAGATACAAGCGAGTGGGTATCAACTTATTTAGCAACAGATTTAGCGACTACACCGGACTTACTTGTATTACGTTGGGGTGCTAATGATATTTACAACGGCAGGACAGCGGCACAGTTTGCGACTTCACTTAGAAGTGGGTTAGCTACAATAAGGGCCAGCAGGGCAGTTTCGGCATTGTCTATTGTTTTAATGTCACCCAATAGTATGTCGGATGACACATACGGAAGAAACGAAGTATGGTTTGAAAGTATAAATTCTATTATTCGCAGAGCGGCAAGGGACTATCAGTGTTGCTTTATTGATACATACGCTTTATTCCAAGATTCTCGAAAGGCAGCAGGTTATTGGATGGACAACCCGCTCAGTGACGGCAGCGCAATTCACCCACTTGGAACAATGAACATATTAATTGCTTCATTGATTTATGATGTATTGTTTCCAACAGCTATTAGGTTATTGAAAAGCAAACCTTTTTATATTGCTCCAACACTATTAAATAGTTGGGCTAACTTTGGGGGGGCAACTGCCACGGTTGCATATTACAAAGAAAGAAATAGAGTTTATTTAAGAGGATGCGTAACAGGAGGAACTATTGGAGATTCAACACCTATTTTTACTCTACCGGCAGGATATAGACCGTCGGCTCTTATCGGCTTTGTAACTTGCAGTGGTAGTACTACGATAACGCTTATTGGTATAAATTCTGACGGTAATGTTTTTGTTCCTACTGGTGTTGGTGGCAATACAGCACTTTATTTAGACAGTATTTCATTTGTAGCAACCTCTTAATTAATTAGAACATTTACCCATAGATTAGCAAAATTGTTTAGCCCTTCTGATGTAAAATGCACATAATCTTCTATTCTTCTATATTTATCGCCGATTAAGTTATCAGTGTTAGGCCCTTGTAAAATATTTTTACTTGGGTCTACAATTTCCCTTTGGGCGTTTTGAATGGGTATACTGGTTTTCCCTGTGTGGAAAGTGGCAACAGAAACATAGAAGGGCGAATTATTACCTTCGTTCCTTATTGATTGGATTAATTGCTGTAACTTATCGTAATATTCTTCTTCGCTTGTACCTGCTAAAGTATCTGATTCGCCTTGGTGCCACATTATGCAGTTGATTTTTGGATTGTCCCTTATTGCTTTCAATAATGCAGGATGGTGTTTTCCTCCGGGCGACCATTCGCTAATAGCAGTAGCACCAACACCAATAGGCACAAACACAACAGCATCATATAAGCCTTGTTCTATTAGTTTGTCACCAAGTCTTGACCATACACTGCCGCCACCACCGTCTGTACCCAGTAACGGATCAGCCGCCTTGTATAGTTTTCCATCATGCCAGTTATATACTGGCTCTTGGCAGGTGTATTTGCCGTCACCGTAATTTCCTGAGTTTGATTGCCCAAAAACTAAGGCATAAAGGACTTTCTTGTCCTGCAAAACATTATTGTCAACAACTTCTCTATTATTGATATTGCTGGTATTGGTGGGCTGGGAAGCTTTTTTATTATTATTACCGAGAACTAAATTACCTACCACCAATATTATTGCTACTAAAATTACCCAATATAATATTTTTTTCATAATATCACCTCAAATCAATTTTAGTAGCAATATGTTAAGAAAGTGTTAATGCCTGGTAGACTACATATTACTTTTTAGAAGGTGATAAATATGCCAAGAGAACCTTGCCGCTAATAGCGGTTATTTTTATTTCAGGAAGGAGTGAACGTATATTGAACGAAGTAATAAATTTTTTCCGCGAGATTCTCCCTGTTCGAATAGAGATTGAATGGGGAGTTGCCGTGTCACTTGTTGGCACGGTTTTTTGTTATGTAGTCGGCGGATGGGATGGTGTCATGGAAGCGCTGCTATTTGCTATGGCCATCGATTACGTTTCGGGGATGCTGGCAGCATACATCAACCCGTTGCAGCAACTGAACAGTCAGAGGGGGTTCCGTGGGATATGTAAAAAAATTATGATCCTGCTGCTGGTTGCCTTGGCTCATTTCCTGGATCAAGCTACACATCAAGAAATAATTCGCAGCGCAGTTATATGGTTTTTCCTAGGAAACGAAGGTCTATCCATAATTGAAAACGCTGCAAAAGCGGGTCTACCCATACCGGACAGCCTAAAAAATAGTTTAGAGCAACTAAATCATCAAAAAGCGGAGGTAATGCAGAAATGAAAATATTGGTAAATGCTGGACACGCTCCAAACGGACAGCCCGATCCTGGAGCGGTCGGCCCTGGTGGATTGCGTGAAAGTGATGTTACATGTAGCGTCGGTCATATGGTTGTAAGTTACTTACAAGCTGCAGGGGTTGAGGCAGACTTTATCCAATCCGACAGCCTGGAAGAAATTTGCGAAACGGTCAATCAGGGCGGTTATGATCTGCTGTTATCCATTCATTGTAATTCTTTTAATGAAACTTCAGAAGGAATTGAGGTTTACACTTCCAGGGGCTTCACTAATTCGGACAAGTTTGCAGATTGCCTGATGAATCAGATGCACGAAACATTCACTAGCCTTACAGTTCGCGCGGACTGGTCAGACGGAGACGTTGACAAAGAAGCCGGATTGTATGTCCTGAATTATTCAGATTGCCCGGCTGCTCTGTTTGAACTTCCGTTTATTTCAAACCCTGATCAAGAAGCCTGGCTGGCAAATTCCGATAATCAGCGGGAATCAGCCAAAGCCTTTGCCCGTGGCGTTACTGATTATCTGCAGGTGGTGTAATATGGCAAAAGTTGTATTGGCTTTTGTCGGTGGCGATACGTTCATTGATGAAAAAATCGAAGATATTACCGGCAGCGGCGATGTGAATATTTCTCACGTTGCCGCTTTGCTTATGAGCGGCACTTATGAGTCAACCGGTATCAAAGAGGAAGAAGATCCATACCCCGGCGTATGGGTACACCGCCCGGACAAGTTTTATAACAATCTTTATGCTAGATTTATTGAGGTTGAAATCCCTGACATTGCAGGTTTTGAAAATCGGGCGCGGCGGCTCTTAGGTACACCGTATGGCTACCCGGATTGTGGCAAAACCCTTGTATTTAATGAGACCGGCATACAGTTGCCAGACACGGATGCAACCGCGCATTGCAGCGAAACTATTACCCGGTGCTGCCGTGATGGGCAGCTCAACGTATTGCCGGAAATTAAAGCCGGTTGTATTGATCCGTTTCGCTTGTTTAATGCCGTAATTAACGATCATGGCGGCGTTGATGTTACTGATCGTTACCGGGAGGCCGCATAATGGCTGAAAAGCTAACCGGCGAAATCAACCTCACGCATAACCTGGCGCCTGATCTTAAGGCCACCGTCAAGCATACTACAGATGATTACTCCCGGACACGCTTGACTATAAAATCAATAACAATACTGATGTTGAGGTATCCACTGACACCGAAGGCCAAACAAAGGTTGCTTTCAATGTCAAAATATGAAGGGAGGTGATTACATTGATTGATCTAGTCACGCAATATGCGAATGCAATCCGGGCTAGGCCCTTGATTAAGTTACTGCCAGACGGCCCGAGGCAATTAGCCAGCCAGTACGAGCAGATGGTCTTGGAGGACATTCAGGCTCAAACGGGAAACCCGAATTTAACCGAAAAAGACATACTGCATAGTGCAAGTTTAATTACTCCTGGATTAACGCAGAAAGTATTGCCGGTTATCCAGGAGTTCGTTATTCCGGCAATAAAAAAGCAGTGGCCGACAGCTACATGGATAAGTGTACTGTCGGCCATAATCAGTTATCTAGTGCCGTTATTGGCACAGAAATAAATAATAAAAGGGGTAATGTAAAAATGTCAACTACAACTATTACGGTGAAAAACAGCTTAGGTACTGAACTTTTTGGGGCAACCATCAGTTATGCCGTTAGCGGGGTAAGCGTGGATGGAACTACCGATACTGCCGGTCAGTTAACTATCAGCGATTTAGAGGCAGGAACCTACACATTTACCGCAGTACTGGACGGCTATACTAGTGCGAGCGTTGAATTGACTGTGGCCGATGCCGATGTAACTGGAACTATTACCTTAGAGGGGGAATCTACATTGTCCGATATTACTGATGCCGCAAAAACTGCTGCTGAAACTGCCGCAACTGCTGTTGCAACCGAATTAGCGAATCAAGCACTTGCCGAATTAACCAAAACTGATGATGATGGCCAGACCTTGATTGAAAAGGGCACAGCTTTAATTACTAAGCTGACAAAAGAAATCGGGACGACGAATGATTGGTTTGTAAAATTCATTCGTAACCCGGC